TACTCCCTACTTAATCGAAGCGACAACACAAACTGACAGCTTCCTACAGAGTGGGGTAGTGCAACCTTTGGCAGAATTGAATCTATCCGCAGAAAGAGGCGGAGACTTTGTAAAGATACCTTTCTACAAAGCTAACTTAACTGGAGATTTTGAAGTTTTAACAGACTCAACATCATTAACACCAGCAAAGATTACAGCTGATAACCAAATCGCAGCTGTACTTCATAGAGGTCGTGCATTCAGTTCACGTGACTTAGCTGCTCTTGCAGTGGGTGGCGGTGTTGATCCAATGGCTGCTATTGCTCAGAAGATGGCGGCATACGTCAACAACCAAAAGCAGAAGGATTTATATTCTTGCTTAACTGGTGCATTTGGTTCAATCAATGCAAACTCTAGCAGTTCAGCTTTGTTTGATCTTACTATTGATTCAGAATCGGGTGATACTCCAACTGTTCTTAGCCCTAGACACGTTGCTAAAGCACAAGCTTTACTAGGCGATCAAGGTGGTAAGTTAACAGCTATTGCAATGCATTCAAAAGTCTTTTATGACTTGGTTGAGAGAAATGCTATTGATCGTATTTACGATAATACAGGCGCTCCAGATTCAGACGCAACAGGTGGTAGCACAACAAGGGCATTTGATGGACCAAATACTGTAAATACTTTCATGGGTTTACGTGTAATTGTTTCAGATGATATTCCCACCACAGGTAGCGGCTCATCAACAGAGTACTCTACTTTCTTCTTTACACAAGGGGCAGTGGTAACTGGAGAGCAAGCACCAATCAGAACACAAACTGATAGAGATATTCTTGCTTTAGAAGAAGCAATGGCAGTAGATCTTCATTACATCTACCACCCTGTAGGTCTTAAGTACGCAGTATCAACAGTCAATCCTAATAGAACTGTATTAGAGACAGTTGGTTCATGGTCGAAAGTGTATGAGACTAAGAACATCGGTATTGTTCGCGCAACAAACGTAAGTAATCAGGATTAATCATGCCATCATTATTTGACGTAACAGCTGGTTCCCTAGTTGGACCCACAACAGGTGGAACTGTCACACAGGCAAGTTCAAAGGCCACTGGAGTAACTCTAAATACAGAGTCTGGCCAAATCACAATGAACAATGCAACTCTTAACGCTGGTGTAGAGGTAACTTTTGCTGTTACTAATAGCAAAATCTCTTCAACAGATGTTGTAGTTGCTTGTCATGGTAGTGGCGGAACTGCTGGTTCATATCTTGTTAACGCAAGTGAAATTGGATCAGGTAGTTTCAAAATTACAGTGTCTAATGTATCTGCTGGAAACTTAGGCGAAGCAATAGTTATTAATTTTGTTGCCCTAAAGGGTGCATCAAGCTAATGGCTATATACGCATTTAGGCGTATGAGAGAGAGAAATGAAGCTGCTGCGAAGGCGGCTTCACTCACTCCCACTATCGAAAAGCCAAAAACTAAACCAAAGCCCAAAAAGGTAAAACTAAATGGCGATAACTCTTGATGCTACTGTTGGCGGTGCTAACGCAAACACTTATATCACTCTTGCTGATGCAAATTCATTTATCGAAGGATTAGTTCTAAGTGATGATGCTGCAGCGTGGGACGGCTCAAGCAACGATAATAAAAATCGTGCGCTTTTTACAGCAGCCCAAAGAATTGATAGAGAAAAATTTTTAGGGGCGCGGGTAGCTGATACCCAAGCACTAGAATGGCCTAGATCGGGAGTAAGGAAACCAGATACATACACTAACTTGTATGGCTTATCATTTCCTAACAGATTAGTCGCAGATTATTACCTCGACACAGAAATACCAGATAGGGTAAAACACGCTCAAGTAATCTTGGCTGTTTATCTTAACAACAATAGGAACGGACTAGAGCTAAGTGGCTTAGAGGATTTTGCCGCTGTAAGTATTGGTAATATAAATGTAACTCCTAGATTCTATGGAGCTGTTGGGGTTGATCGTATTCCACCAATCGTTGACCACTACTTAATGGGTATTAGAATAGGTGGAAGAGCAAACTTATCAATTAAGAGGTCATGAAAATGGGTTACGGCTATGAGTATCCAGCTGCAATTATTATTACCGATACGGCTGCACATACAGGCAGATTTGGTAAGGTGCATTGCTTAACTGATGCAGAGGCAACTTTTGTAGCAGAAAATATTACAGAAAATGGATCAGCTACCATTAACGGCATCACAATGAAAGCTTCCTCTGAAGTTTGTGGTGTTATTACAAGTATCACTCTTGCAAGTGGTCAGGTTATTGCTTATTTCTTATGAGTCTTGCTAAAGCACTAAAAAAAGCTGCCAGCGCTTCATTAAAAAAACTTGGCGGTGATGTAACTATCAGACAAGTAACAGCTGGGGCATACAATACCACTACTGGAGCTATCACAGAATCTACATCTGATACGACTATCAAAGGTGCATTAAGTAATGTTTCAAAGAATCAGGTAAACGATCTGATTGAATCACAAGACAAGTTGTTGACTATATCTGCTGGAGATCTTACATTTGCACCCACAACCAAGGACAGAGTGGTAATAAGTAACGTAGAATTTAAAATTATTCAAGTTATTGTGAATGAGCAGAATAATACACCAGTTAGTTTTGATCTTATCTTGAGGTAATATGGCCAGACAAATTTCTATCTTGCAAATCCCAAAGGTAATGGAGGAATCTGTAGAAATTTTGGTACAAGCAACTACGTTAGAATGGACAGCCAGAGTAAAAAAAGCAACACCAGTAGTGACAGGTAATCTTAGAAATGCTTGGCAAACACAAATAAAAAAATTCAGCGGTACTGTATCAAACAACTTGCCTTATGCAGAGCCAGTTTGTTTCGGTGAAAACTTGCCGCCATCATGGGGAGGTTCTTACAGGACAAGACAGGATACTCAGAAAGGCTTCCCAGAACTAATAGCCAAAGAATTGCAAACTTGGGCTGACGGAGAATACAACAAGATCAAAGGTAAAATTTAATGGCTGCTACAGATTTAAACACAGTTAGATCAACAATAGAGGCCAGATTAGCAACAGAACTAGCTAGCAGCCCCGCCATTCCTGTTGTTTTTAATAATATGACGTTTGACTCTACTGCTGAAGATACCTTTGTACAGTGCATTACAAGCTTTGGTCAGAACTCTTATATTACTCAGGGTGGAACAACTGATTCTGATAATTTGATTAATGGCTTAATCCTATTGAATGTTTTTACTGAGGAGGGACTAGGTGCAGGGTCTAATCTTACAATTTGCAAAAGACTAAGGGACTTATACAATAGAATTACAGTATCAAGTGTTATTTTTGATGCACCTATTGGTCCCGAAATTTTTACCTCGAGTCCACAGGGTAAATTTCAAACTCAAATCAGAATAACATTTACAATCTACGAGGATCTTTAAACATGGCAAAACTTGTTATTACAGAGGAAATGCTAGACGCTATCGAAGCTGTCAAAGGTGTAAGAGACCCACAATACTGGGATCCAAACTGTAAAAGATATATGGAGAGTCAACAAAATTCCAAAAAAGATGTAAAAAACTCCGAAAAGAGTTAATATATTTGTAAATCTTTCTTTTTTTTGTCATGGCAGCTATTAGAGGCGATGTAGGTAAGATCATGTTCCATAACGCAGGAGGCACTGAAGCCGATATTGCTGGAACTAGATCTTGGTCATTATCAGTTTCAAAAGATACCTTAGAAACTACAGTTCAAGGAAACACCTCTAAGACATTTGTAGGTGGTCTTATATCTGGTGAAGGCTCAGCAGAATTGATTTACGACAATGCAGGTAACGCTGATTATCTATCTTTTGTTGAAGATATATTAACAACTGGAGATGCTGGAGACGCATTATTTGAATTATTCCCTGATAGTTCAGCTAGTTCTAAAAAGTTAGCTTTTTCTGGAATTATTACTAGTGCTGAATATGGTGCAACACTTGGAGAGACTCAGTTAATTAACATATCTTTCCAGACAACTGGTGCCATAACTTCAGACATATAGTAAATTAAGATTATCTCGCACTTAATTTATGGCACAAAAAAGAACCCTTGACCTTTTGAAGGAGTCGTTTGACCTCTCCAAAAGGCGCAAATTTGACGTTAAAGATGATAATGGTAATGTTGTGGTCAGTTTATATTTCAAGGCCATTACAAGGGCTGACAGAGCCAGAGCAACGCAAAGGGCAGGTAGTGATGATCCTTTAGTCGTTTCTACACATATGCTTTGTCAGTTGGCAGAGAATGAAGATGGTACAAAGGCATTTCACCCAGCTGATTTTGCTAACTTGCAAAATGAGTTGCCAGAAAATGTATTAAATGAGATTGAGTTGTTTTTATTTGGTGTAAATCAAAACGCAACTATTGATAACGTAAAGGAATCCTAAAGGGGGACAACTGGCTAAATTTTGAGTTTTTCCTTGCAACAGAATTAGGTAAAACAATTAGTGAATTGAGATCACAACTCACAGAAGAAGAGTTGATATTTTTTGCTGGATATTATGAATTAAAGTATGATAGAGAGAAAAAAGAAGCAGATGCAATCAAGCGCAAATCAAGATATAGTTAAAGGAGTTATTGTTTAGTCGTGGCAGTTTCTAATGTAGAACTAAGAGTTAATGCCACACAAGCTGTCACAGCGCTTAAGAATGTTGATGGACAGGCCAAGAAATTTAATACAACAATAAGCGGTACAAGTGGAAAACTAAAAGCAACTACAGGAAGTCTAAAAGTATTACCTGCAGGATTGGTAGCTACAGGTGGAGGAGCTAAAGTTGCGGCTGGTGGTTTTACTGCCTTAACTGCTGCAGCTGCGCCACTTTTGGGTCCACTAATCGGTATCGGTGCTGTTATTGGCGGACTAACAAAAACCTTTGGTAATTTAGCTGCTGCTGATTTTGCAACAGCAAAAGTTAAAACTCTAGGAGTTGATGCAGATACTTTAAAGCCAAAATTAGCAAGTTTATCTAATGAGCTTAGTGGTCAAGTTTCACAGCTAGATTTGTTAGCAGCATCTTATGACGTAGCTTCCGCTGGTTTTGGAGAAGTGTCTGAACTAACAGATGTATTAAAAGCATCACAGTTAGGTGCTACTGGTGGTTTTTCTGATCTAGCTACAGTTGCTGATGCTACTACCTCTGTTATTAATGCTTATGGTTTGAGTTCAGATCAAGCGGCTAAGTTAGTAGATGGATTTATTCAAACACAGAATGATGGTAAAATTGTTGTAGATCAATACGCACAGCAGATAGGTCGACTTGCACCTATAGCTGCTGGTGCTGGTGTAGGAATAGATGAACTTAACGCTGCAATATCTACTGTCACTGCTACTGGTGTTCCAGTTGAATCTACCTTTGCTGGACTACGACAAGTTATTGCTTCAATACAAAAACCGACAAGTGAAGCTGCAAAAGCGGCAGAAAAACTTGGAATAGATTTTAGTGCCACAGCTTTAAAAACTAAAGGACTAAATGGAGTCTTGGCAGAAGTTGTAGAGAAAGGTGGTGCAAGTGAAGAAACACTAGCATTATTATTTGGCTCTGTCGAGGCAAGAACAGCAATATTACCTTTATTAAATGATGAATTAGTAACCTTTAATAAAAACTTAGAAAATCAAGCTGAAGCACAGGGTACAGCGGCTAAAGCTGCATTTGAAGCACAGAACACTATACAAGGACAACTTACTAGGTTAGGTTCTGCATTTACAAATTTAACAACTGAAGGATCAGAGTTTGGAATTGTAATAAGAGAATCTCTTAAAGTAGCAGCGGTTACAGTTGAGGCTTTAAAAAGCGCTTTTGAAATAGTGCTTGCACCAGTAAGATTATTAGTAGGAGTTGTTAAACAAATAGGTACTGTAATTGGAGAAGCTTTAGGGATAGAAGCAACTAATGTTTTATTTAATCTAGAACAAGGTTGGATTAATATAAAACAAGCAATTACAGACGTAACTGGAAAAGCTGAATTTATAGGCAAGGTAATTGGTCAAGTCATTGCAGTATCTATCAGAAATGTAATCCAATTACAAAAGAAAATAGTAGAAGGATTTATAAAAGCTGGTGAACCAGTTGTTAAATTTTTCCAAGGCATTCAAGAATCTGTAGGGAATGTGGCTGGTAATATAGTTAAGTTTTTTAGAGAAACATTTCAAAAACTTATTGATATTATTCCAGAACCAATAAAAAAATTGCTTGGCGGTCTAGAAATACCAAAACTTAATTTAGACATAGGAATACCAAAATTTCCAAATCCATTTAAAGGTTTGAAAAAAAAATTAGGAGAGTTAAAAGAGGGTACTATTGAATTTTTTGAACTTGAAGAACTAATAACAGCAGAAAATAATAAGCAATTAGATGCAAAAAATAAAATTGTAAAAACTAATGGAGATATAAAGACAAGTGTTGATGCAATAACACCAGCAGAAAAAAAGGCTAGAGAAGAGGCCGAAGAATTACAAAAAACATTTGAAAAAATAGGAGAGTCTGTTAGAAATGATTTAGTTACTAATTTAAGAGAGGCTGTAAAAGGCAGTCAGAGTTTTGGTCAAGCAATAGGAAAAGTTTTAGGTAATTTAAGAGATAAGCTTATTGATCTTGCTTTGAATAAAGCTATCAGTGGCATTGGTAAATCCTTAAGTGGTGGTAAGGGTTTTGGCGGTTTTCTAGGTGGATTATTTGGAAAAGAAAGAGGAGGTAGAGTCTCTGCTGGTGGTGCTTTTGTAGTTGGTGAACGTGGACCCGAAATCCTACAAATGGGTTCTAAGGGTGGCAATATAATTCCAAACAGTCAAATAGGTGGAGGTGGTGATTCTGTTGTGAATAATATTTCAGTAAGCGTAGACGCATCAGGATCGACTGTTAGTGGCTCATCTGCTGGTGGTAATGAGTTAGGGCAACAAATTGCTGTTGCAATACAAACTGAACTAATCAAACAAAAACGTGCGGGAGGTTTATTAGCATAATGGCAACTTTTCCAAGTATTACTCCACAATATTCAACAACAGAAACTGTTACACAGGATAGTTTAAGAATTAAGCTAGGTGATGGCTATGAACAAAGATTAGTTCAAGGGTTACCAGCAAATAAAAGATTGATTACCTTGAATTTAACCTTTAATGTCTCAACCACTGATGCCACTACAATAGACACTTTTTTAGATGCAAGATTTGACGATCAAGCAAACTTTGATTTTACACCGCCACATCATTCGTCAGCATTAAAATTTATATGCACAAGACGAAGTAGAACAGCAATATTAAATAATAGAGTTACTATGAATTTAACTTTTGAACAAGTTGCAGAACCCTAATGGCAATACCAGTATCTGAGCTACAAAAACTAAATCCAAGTGCAAGGATTGAATTGTTTGTTTTAGAACTTGTAGAGGGTTTACACTATGCCACAGGGAACCCATCAAATGTGCCTACAGTTTACAGGTTTCATGCTGGTTCAAACATGAACTCAAATGCAGAAATCATTTGGCAGGGAAATACATATCAGCGTTTACCTATTACCTTTGAAGGAGCAGAGTTTACAGGAAGAGGTCAAGTGCCAAGACCAACTTTGACTATTGCTAATCTAGGAGGTATTGCAAGAAGTGGCTCAGTTTTAACTGTGACTGATTTATTAATTATTGTAAATCTAACGACACCTCATAATGATCTGGCAGATGCAAAATTAACCAGAATAACAACTCATGCCAGTGAACTTGATGCAGCAAACTTTCCCAGTAGTAGCAATCCATTTGGCACTCCATCTTCAAATGAGTTACCTCAAGAAATATTTTTTATTGATAGAAAAACAAGTGAATCTAGAGAGATCGTACAGTTTGAACTCGTTGGGGCTTTAGATCAGGCAAACAAAAAATTACCAGCCAGACAAGTCACTAGAAATGAGTTTGCTGGTGTAGGTACATTTATAAATACATGATAGATTACTGTTGGAAAAAAGATGCTATAGAACACGCAAAACAATGTGATCCAGATGAATCATGTGGAATAATTGCTGTAAAAAATAATTTAGAAAAATATTATCCATGCAAAAACATATCAAGTGAGTATAAAATGGAATCTTTTATCATTGACCCACTAGATTATGCAGAGGTTGAAGATTCTGTAGATGAGATTATTGGCATTGTTCATAGTCACCCTCAAAACATTTTAGAGTTTTCAGAGTCTGATAAATATAGTTGTAAAGCCATAAATTTAATTTTTTACCTTGTTTCTCCAAAATCAGATAAAATTGCAGTAATAAGACCTGATGAAATAGATGCTTAAAAAAATTAAGGTTTACGGCACTTTAAGAAAATTTTTAGGTCAAGCTGAATTTGAAGTTGACCTTAATACACCTAGAGAGGCTATAAGTTTTTTAGTTTGTAATTTTGAAGGAATTGAAAAACATATGGCTAAACAAATTTACATGATACAAGTAGGAGCAAAAGTTATTACTCAGGATTTAATAAACATAAATACCAAAGATGATATAAAAATAATACCTGTAGTTCATGGTAATTTCTTTAATTTTTTAATAGGTGGTGCTTTGAAATTTGTTGCTCCCAAACTTTTTAGTGGGACTATTGCAACAGCGTTGAGTGCTATCGGAACAAGTATGCTTATTGACGGAGTTACAAGTATGCTTGCACCACAACAGCCTACCTTTAACCCAAGTAACAATCAAGATAGCTTAGACCCAGCAGCTTTAGCTTCTAACTACTCTTTTACAGGACTAACTAATATTACAAATGCTGGAGTTCCAGTAAATTTAGTATATGGGGAAATTTTAGTTGGCTCTATTGTGGTATCTAATGGAGTTGATACAGTTCAAGTAGAAGGTAATAACTAATGGCTATACAAGAATTTGACCAAAATACAGTTTTCAATAACCCTGATCTACCTAGTGGTGCATTATCTTCTAAGCAGTTTAATACGATCGTAGAGTTACTGGGAGAAGGAGAACTGGAGGGTAGTGCAACAGCATCAAAAGCAGGGATAACGGATAAAACTTCAACTGCATATTTTAATGCTTTCAAAAAAGACATATTCTTAAATGGTACTCAAGTTTTACAGGAGGCCGCAAGTAATACAGCACCACAGGATAGTGATTTTAATTTCAAAGATTTAGGTTTTGATTTTAGATTAGGAACTGCAAATCAAACATTTATTGAAGGTATTTCAAACATTGAGACAGAAACTGTTATCGGCACAACTGTCACAACTTCAAATCCTGTCACTCATACTGTATCTCAATCAAATATTAACGCTGTACGAGTTACTTTAAGATTTCCTTCAATGCAAAAATTTGAAGATAACGGAGACATAAACGGAGTTTCAGTAAATTTATTAATAAAAACTATTGAGAATGATGGAACAACTACCACAGTTATAAATGACACAGTAGAGGGAAGATCGACAAACGCATACTTTAGAGATTATTTGATTAAATTTAGCTCAACAACTTCTTTTCCTGTGGCTGTGAGGGTTGAAAGAGTAACAGCAGATAGCACAGATACAAAGATTGTTAACGCTTTCCAGTTTAATCAAGCTACTAATATAATTTTTGAACAAAACGCTTATCCAAATACTGCTCACGTTGCACTAAGATTTAACGCTGAACAGTTCCCTAGAATACCAAAAAGAGTCTATAGGATTAGAGGTCGCAAGGTAAAAATTCCACATAATGCAACAGTAAATTTACAAACAGGTGCAATTTCATACGCTGGTACTTTTAATGGAACATTCAAAACAGATAAAGAGTGGACAACTGACCCAGCTTGGATTCTTTATGACTTGCTTATAGATACAAGGGCTGGTTGCGGTATCCCAGAATCAAACCTAGATAAATTTAGTTTTAAAACAGTTAGTGAATACTGTGGAGCTTCAGTTGATGCTGGTAATGGTGATGGCTCAACAGAGCCACGATTTAGTTGTAATGTGAATATCACACAGCAACAGGAAGCTTATACATTAATAAATTCTCTTTGTTCTGTAATGAGAGTAATGCCATTTTATTCTGCTGGTGGCATAGCTATATCTCAAGACGCACCAAAATCGGCTTCATACATTTTTACAAATGCAAACGTCACTGAAGAGGGTTTTTTATATGCTGGTTCAAGTCTAAAGTCGAGGCATACAGTCATCAATGTTAGCTATTTCGATATGACAACCCAAGAAATTGATATAGAAACAGTTGAGGCTGATGCCGCCACGCAAGCTAAATATGGAATTGTTGTTAAAAATATTAAAGCTTTTGCCACAACTAGCAGAAATCAGGCAAGAAGATTAGGACGTTGGTTTTTATACAATGAACAAAATTCTGGAGAGACTTGTAGTTTCTCAACAACTGCGGCTGCTGGCGCACTGGTGCGCTGTGGTGATGTTATAGAAATATCTGACAGACTAAAAGCGGGTGTTAGGCGTGGCGGTTTATTAAAAAGCGTTACTAATACAACAACAGTAGTTTTAGATGATTCAGCTAATACAGATATTCCTAGTCTTGGGGCTAGTCCTACGATTTCTGTAATTTTGCCTGATGGCTCACTTGAGCAAAAAACAATAAGTGCTATATCAGGCACAACAATAACTGTTTCTTCTGCCTTTAGTGCCGCACCGAATCAACACGCACCATTTATCTTAGAAACTTCAGCACTTCAAACAACTACTTGGAGAGTTATTAGTGTTAAAGAAAATGAAGATAAGACTTTTGCCATAACAGCTTTGTCTCATGATTCTGGTAAATATGCTTTTGTTGAAGATGGCTCAGCTTTACCTACAAGAAATATAACAACGCTTACTGAAGTAAAAAATCCACCAGAGGGATTATCAGCTTCAGAAAAAATTGTAGTTATTAATGGAACTGCTGTTCCTAAAATAATTCTTGATTGGCAACCGCAAGCTGGTGTATCAAAATATCAAGTTCAGTACAGAGCTAACAATGGTGATTTTAAAACTATAGAAAGTCCATCAAGTAATGTTGAAATATTTAACACTGATGTTGGTACTTACGAATTTAGAGTATTTAGTTTTAATGCACTTAACCAACCTTCAAGAACACCAGCAGAATTAACTTTTGAAGCTGTAGGAAAAACAGCACCACCAGCAAACATCACAGGTCTTACTTATGAACCTTTGACAGATAAGCTTGCGAGGCTTAGATGGACACCACCAACAGAGGCAGATGTGCTTGCAGGGGGAAAAATATTCATACGGCACACACCAGATACCACAGGAAATGGTACTTTTTCAAATGCAACTGACCTTGTAACTGCTGTTGCTGGTAATACAAGTTCTGCTGAAATACCCATTTTAGCTGGAGAGGTAATACTAAGATCCCAAGATGATGGAGGTCGTTTTAGTACAGGAGAAACTTCTGTAATTATTGACCCACCTGATCCACTACCAGCTTTAATAACACAAACAAGGCGTGAAGATCAAGACAATCCAAAATTTCAAGGCACAAAGGTAAGCACAGCTTTTGATAGTTCATCTAACTCTTTGACTTTGGCTGGTGTTGGTTTATTTGACACTATTACTAATTTTGATAACGAAACAAGTATCGACTTTGTTGGAGGTGTTGCTGCCTCTGGAACTTATGAATTTGGCGGAAGTGCTGGAGGTACTTTTTTAGATTTAGGAAGTGTATTTGCTTTAGACCTTAAAAGACATATGAAATCTCAAGCTATATTTCCAAATGATTTACTCGATAACAGAGGTTTGATTGACAGTTTGCAAGATTTTGACGGGACAGACAGTGTAGATGTAAATGCGATTCTAGAAGTGAATGTAACTCAAGATGACCCCAGTTCTGGCTCTGCCACTTATGCTGGATTTCAAACTTTTGCAAATGGTACTTACAAAGGTAGAGGTTTCAAATTTAGAACTACTTTAACCTCAAATGATTCAGCACAAACTATCCAAATCACAGAGTTAGGATACACAGCAAGCTTACAAAGAAGAACAGAATCAGGAACACAGACATCAAGCGGGTTGACCACTGTTTCTTTTGATTCTCCTTTCTTTGTCGGCACAAGTTCTCTATTGGGTGCAAATAGTCAATTACCCTCTATTGGTATTACTGCAAGTGACCTACAAGCTGGTGACTTTTTCACACTGTCAGACATAACTGCTTCATCATTTAAAGTTCAATTCAAAAATAGTTCAGGCGCTTCAGTAAATAGAAATTTTAATTTTACTGCCGTAGGATTTGGTAAAGGTGGATAAAACAGCTATTATAGAAAAAATTGCTTTATATTAAATGGCAAGAGTCGACAATACTGGTGGTTCAGGTTTCGTAGTTGATAACGGAACTGGGCTTGTCGTGAGAACGAAGCTTAATCAAATAATTGCTGCATTAAGCACTACTAATCAAGGCTCTGGTGATCCGACAATCGGTGTTGCAGCCTATACTCAACACATTGATGGTAATACTTTAAAAATTAGAAACGCTGCCAATAATGCCTTTGTAAGTTTAGGTGATGTAAGTCTTACTAATTTTGGTCATGCTTCTTTATCTTCAGCAAACACTTTTACAGCCAGAGCAACTTTTAATATCACATCTTCTATAACTTTACCTTCTGGAACAACGGCTCAGAGAGACGGAAGCCCAGCAGTCGGAATGATACGTCACAACAGTCAAACGAACCAGTTTGAAGGTTACAATAATGGAGCTTGGGGTTCTCTAAGTGGCGCTAGTGGTATTTCTAATGTTGTTGATGACACATCACCTCAACTTGGTGGTAATTTAGATGTTCAAGCTAATGAGATAAATACATCTACAACAAACGGAAATATAAAAGTAACACCAAATGGCACAGGATTATTTGAAATCAAAGGTGCTACAAATGATGGAACTTTACAACTTAATTGTAATCAAAACAGTCATGGTGTAAAAATCAAATCCCCTGCTCATAGTGCTGGTCAATCTTATACTTTGATCTTGCCCGACAATCAAATTGCTGTTGATAAAGTTTTAAAAGTAAAAACTATTTCTGGTTCTGGTGCAACAGCAGTTGGACAACTTGAATATGCAGATGCTGGTGGTGGAGGCGGTACTGGTGGAGGTAATGAGCAAATATTTTTTGAGTCAGAAAATGCTATGGATAGTGATTACACAATAAGTTCAAATCATAACGCTTTAGTTGCTGGACCTTTAAC